TGGTCGTGCCGCCGCTGTGGCTGCCCGCAAGAAGAAGAACCCGTACATGGGTCCTGGGGCTCGCTAGTTTTGTAGGTAACAAATCATCCTTTAGGGTGATGACTCAAAACAGCAAACCAGCACACGCCCTTTACGGGGAGCCTGTCAAGGGCTACCGTTTGGCGGCCACAGGAACAGCCCGTATCGCAGCCCCGTCTGCGCCTTATGTTGGTCGGAACAGGTGCATCGCCAATGATGACACCTGTGACGGCCCAAAGGCCAAGGGCACCGACTTTTGTGTCGGGCATCTACGCTCCCAAGGGAAGGTTAAGTGATTACCCTTAATACGCTTAGGGCGCAAGCCCGGTCGATGACCGACCTTGACGAAACCGACCTGCCTAACGCAGTTGTCGACCAGTTCGCCAAGGAAGGTTTTCAGCGTATTTACGCTTTGGAGCGTCGCTGGCCAAACCTCCAACGAACCTACACGTTCAGCACGGTGGTTGGTCAACGTGAATACGACATTGAAACAATTGGTGACATTCGTGAAATTGTGTCGGTTGTGGACACTTCTGCGTCTGGTGCTCGCATGACGTTAATTGATTACAACAACGCTGAAGAGATTTGGTTGGGGAACACGGATTCCCCGAGCCGCCCATATTTTTATTCTTTCTGGGACCAAGAACTGTATTTGTGGCCGAAGCCCGATGCGGTGTATCCGATTACTGTCCGCGCCTACCGCAATCCAACATACGACTGGTTGACAAACGCTGACGAGGAAATTGACCTCGACGAGTGGTTTCATGCAATTCTTCCATACTTTGTGGTCGCACGTGTTTATCAGCGTCAGGAAGACGCCGAACTGTCCGCAATGTATATGCGTTCGTTCGAGGAAGGCGTAGCCTTCGCTCGACGCGACCTGATGAAGGCTTCGAGTGCTCAGCCCGTAATCATGTCTGGTGGCCGTCGCTATCCGACCATGAAGCGCTGGTTGCAGACCCTCGGTGGAACGCTTGGGCAATGAGCGAAGTCGTTGTCGAAAGGTATGACGATTTCACTGGTGGCTTGAACCTTCGAGCCGACCAGTTTAAGTTGGCGCGCAACGAGTCTCCAGAGATGTTGAACATCGAGGTGGACCCGCGTGGCGGAATGTTTACACGTGGCGCTATGCGAGCAATTAACTCCACGGCAATCGGTGGAACCTGGAACCCAGTAAGGCTTTATCCACTTAACAGCGAAACCCCACGTTTGATGTTGTCGACTGTGAACAGGGTTTATTGGTCGTCTGGAACAAATTTTACGATGCTTGAGTATTCTGCTGGCAATCCTATTGCGCCTGTCAGCGACCATGGTTCCTGCATGGTTCAATGGAACAAAAAGATGTACATGACCACCGGTCGAGCAGGTAGTGGCGGGTATGAGTGGGACCCGGCAAATACGTATGCGTTTGAGTTGACCGCATCTGGTGTTTCTCCTAACGCATGGCAGGCCACGCCTGACCCTTCTGCGCACAAGATGCCCACCGCGGAGCATATTGCTATTCACGCAAACAAAATGTTTGTTGGTCATTTGACGGAGGCTGGAGTGCATTACCCGAACCGAGTTCGGTATTCGCTTGAGGCGATACCGGACAACTGGCATCAAGACCATTACTTTGATTTTGAAGGTGGCGGCGAAGGCGTTACGGCTATTGCGTCCACAAGCGGGCAGTTGTTGGTGTTTAAGCCTGGTGCTATTTATGTCGTGTTTGGTTATGACGCAGATGATTTTCAGATTGTTCAGTTGACGAACCAGTTGGGTGTTCTCGAACATGAGCATATTGCTGTTGCAGAAAATGGCGTCTATTTTTACAGTCATCAGAAGGGCCTGTATTTTTATGATGGCACACGAATTGTTGATGTATCCGAACAGATACGCCCTATTTTCCCGGAAGGGTATGTCAATGTTGCGTTGCCCGAAAAGTATGATGTTTCATACATTAACGGACGTGTGTGGCTGTCTGCACCGTACTCAAAGATTACGACCGCTAACGAAACTACAGCGTCGTTTGTTTTTGACCCAACCATCAATGATGGCTGCTGGGTGGTTCATTCCACCAGCGACGGGTACGGCATTGTGGGCGGAACAGACTGGACGGATTCCACCGGTCGCAAACGATACTTTAGTTGCCATCCAACTTTGCCAAGAGTTTTGGAAGTCGATTTGTACGAATACGAAAAAGACGTTATTGAAACAACCGAAACAGGTTTCCAATCGTTCTACCGAACCGGATGGTATGACGGTCGAATGTACTCGATGAAGAAAATGTTTAGACGACCAGATTTCGTTGTCAAACAGTTGAACGAAGCGTCACAGATTAATGTGAAGGTGTACCACAATTATGAAGAGGCTGTTGGCAACGAACGCAAGAACTTCAACGTTGTTATCCCCGCGTCTGCCCAGGGCATGAGATGGGGTTTGGAAAACTGGGGTTCCGGCTACTGGGGTTTGGATGCCGAAGGTTCGCAGGTAATTAGAGGGTCCAACCTTGGGTTGGCCCGTTCCGTGCAACTTTTGTTTACTGGCCCATCTGGGCTTGCCTGGGGCATTGACAGTATTGCATACAAATTTAATACGCGAAAGGTGTCGGGATGAGTTACTCAATAACGATTCCCGCTGTTACGGCATTAAGTGGAACTGATGCCACTGCAACACGCGCAATTATTGCTTCTCTGGTCAACGAGATTGTTGCTTTGGAGAAGCGCATTAGCGCATTAGAAAAAGTTGAAGCGGTACGGTTTGATGCCGTGACTTCTGGACGAGGGAGAAACAATGGCGTACGACGCTAGTCAGTTTGAGGCTCGTCGCCGTTCGTTGCTAAGCAACTATGCGGCGCAAGGAGCGATGAACGCTTATCAGCGTTTCTTGTCACAGCAACGAGGTCAACGAGACCTATTGAACCTGAACGAACAATATGAACGTGAAGCACCAAGGGTTGTTGGTTCGTTTGGTCGCCGTGGACTTGTTGGTCCTGGTGTGCAGTCTGGTGCGTTTAAACGCGCAATGGCTGATTTTGCTAAGAACAGGATTCGTGCAACGGCTGAGGCTCAACGTGATTTGGACCAAAGTTCCGCTTTGAGTCAGTTGGAGGAACGCCAGTTACGTGAACAGTACATGAACGATTTGTCCGATTTGGAGTTTGCGAAGGCCCGTCAGATTGAACAGGACGCTTTGGAACTTCTTCGTCTAAGAGCAGGAGTGTGACATGGCAGGCGAAAACGAAAACTCATCTAACGTAACCGTTTGGCCACCACCGGCCCCAAAGTTTGGTCCCCAGAACCTAGACTTGCCGGTTGGAATTGTTGGCATGGATGTGGGCGACACTGCAGCAGCGCAACGGACCGCTCAAACAACAAACAATTTCGTTAATGAATATTCTAAAATGATTAGTCAACTTGCTGGTGGAGGTGGCGGTGCAAGCGCCAGCGACACTTTGGCCCGAGAAAAATGGCAGGCTGAGTTGGCTTCTGCTGCGGAGGCCCGCCGTAGGCGTGAAGCACAGTTGGCGTTGATGCAGCAGCGTTTGCAGTCTGGCGGTTACCGTGAAGGTATTGATGCTGCCTTGCGTGGCATTAGCGGCATGGAAGCAGAAACCCGTAAGGGTGTGCAGGACATTTACGGTCAGGCCATGAAAGATATTGGCGCTGGTTATGGTGCTGCTCAGGGTTTGACGACCAAGGGGTTTGATGCGTTGTCTAATTATTTGGCACAAAATCAGGTCAACCCTTATGAGGGTCTGACCCAGCAGATGACGACTCTGAGTAATCCGATGGAGCAGACTTTGGCTGCTTACGGGATTACAGCCCCGGATGTTGCCCAGCAGTTGCAGGCCGAGACCCTTGCCGGTAGGCAGGGCGCAGAAGCCTTCCAGTCGCTTCTGGGAGTCCTCTCAGGGGCGCAAACCTCTGCCCTGCAGTCTAGGGGCGCAGAGGCCGAAATGGCGCGTCAAATCGCAGCACAACGCTTGGGACAGGAACGTGCAGCGTTTGAGTCCAGGGCTGGACAGGCGCGGCAGCAGTCGCTTAGCGACCTTGCCCGCTGGGTAGCGGAACAAAGGTTTGCCCAGGAACAAGATGCTATTGGCCGTAGACAAGACCTTATTGACACCCTTATTTCTGAGGGAATTGACCCAGAAACTGGTGCTGACACGACAATGACAAAAGTCGAACGGGTTGCGTCCACAGCAAGGAACTTGAGGGAGGCGACCAAGGAGTTTGCGCCGAAGTACATGAAGAATAACCCGAAGGCTACGGTGGCTGATATTACGAAGAAGTTCCCGAAGTTGGCTGAGGCGGTTAAGGCCGCGAAAAGCAAGTAACAGAAAGGCCAAAAGGTATGGTGGACCCAATTGTTCAGGCGATGATTGCAATGCTAGGCGGGGCCGACCCTTCGTCGGCAACGATGGACCCGGTGCTTGGGTTGTTGACCAATACGTATCGTCCTGACCCGACATACTCCGAGGAAGAGTTGTACATGCTTAATGCGCCCACAATTCTGCAGGCTGGTGCAGAGGGTGCTGGTTCTCCACGTGCCATTGCTGCTTCACGTGTGCGTTCTGGTGAACCTGTGTGGAGTATCGCCCAGGACGAGGCTTTGCGCGGCAACATTAGTGAGAAGGACTGGAATAAGTTTATTAATCAGTTGGCCAAGGAGCAGGAGTCTGTTCGTGTTGCGCAGTTGAAGCAGGAGTTGAAGCCCGACCAGTTTGCGGCCAAAAACCTTCCGTCTGTTGATGAGCGTTGGAATGTTGCAAGTTTGATGGGGATTGCTCCGCAGGCTTTTTCTGGTGCGTTGCAGGGTGCGAGTGAGGCGTTTGGTGAAAGTGAGAGGTTGCAGAATCAACTTGCGAAACTTTCCCAGGGCAAGCAGGTGTATGGTCAGGATGTTTTGAAGGCGCTTCAAGATGAGGTTCGCAAGGAGTTTGAACTGAAGAAGCAGGGCGAAAAGTCGACTTCATCCAAGGAAGTTGATGAACTTTTGAAGCAGCCAGCATATAAAAAGTATGCAATAGAAAATATTATTGGTCGAGGAATTGGCCAAATCGGAAGAGGAATTGGCCGCGTCTGGAAAGGCGGCATCGAAGGATTGTGG